CCCGTCATGAAACCTTGTTCGAAGGTGAAGCCGTTTCCAACGGCAGTAAACCATATTCTTTTGATAAAAGATCCTTATTGAAACGGAAGGATTGGCTCGAGGCATACGCCCCCAGCTTCTCCGACCCTCACTTAAGAAAATTAATATCTCCAGAAAATGGTTCCGTTATTGTGCTTAACTTTAATTTTCCAGGTATCCTTATTACTCTATAGAGTGAAAACAAGGAAGACCAGAATCTTATTGTAAAAGCGTCTCCACTCATAATAGCTCTTCGATCTCCTAAAGGAATAATCCTAGGGAGTCTAGAACGACTTAATCGTGGTAACGGAAGATCGGGCTCTAAATCCCGTAAGGAATTTATCCGATCTTTACTTATTGCTTTTTGAAGTGCTAAAAGCGAAGCTTTCAGATATTTCACCACAAGCTCCGAACCGTGATGCTTTTGCATACGGAAAAGGAACTTAGTGAAACTTATAAGAAGGTTAAGCCTCTTAGTACTCTTCACCGGTGAAGAAGAACAGGCGAGAATTACTCTCCGTCCTACCCTCGACACCAGTGCTGGTAATTCGTAAGAATTACCTAGCGAGACCATCGGTTCGTTTTTCACACCGTCTCTAAAAGACTTTGTAAGTGAAAAGAAATAATTATTTTTCATTTGTCATTGTCTAATAGAGAGGTGGGTCATTTCACCCACCAAAGGCTCTTATGAACCAATCTGTTCAAAAAGAGTCCTGGTAGCGGAAGAAAAGGGACCTGAAAATGCGATCCGACCTCGCTGTTCACTCGAAAGTGGACGACAGGCCAAGGAGTCGCTAGAAGCTCCTATGGAAAAAGGAGTGCATTACAAGTGCAAACCTTAAACCATAGTAGACTATAGTCTCCTCGGACTACCACACGCGTTAGTCGGTTACCCCTGTTAGCAAAAGCTTATAGGGACCCAACTGCCACGGTAGTTAGTCTTCGGAAGAAATTCCAAAGATTACCCGAAGGTAACCCTTAGTCTTCCTTATAGACTATGGGAAACCCTTCAAAAGAAAGGTTTTCTTGTGTGTCTTACGCACAAGAGTTTCCTCGGAGCAT